ATATGGAGATAGCAACTGTGGCAGAACAAAAAATTATGAGAGGTGGACGTAGAGTCAACTATCTTAACAACAGAGACATTCTCGCAGAAATACACAAAAGTAAAAAAACATACTGCAAATATCTAAACAAAGAAACAGATTCAGATTTTGATATTATTGTAGATAGTGTTAGTAAGATTAATAAAACACGCATTAAAGAAGCTCGTGCTAATAAAATTGCTCGTGCTAAAAAGATTGACGGTGTTATTCTAGAACCTAAAGACGTAGCAGATACTGAATTAGTATTCCGTGTTATGACTTGGGATCATATCCCAATGGTGGATAAAAAGCCTACTAAAGCACAGTTAAAGAAACGTGCTAAGATTGAAGAAATGTTTGACGACATTGACGAAGCAAGAGATCAAGAGGACTATGGTATTGACGATCAAGTACATGCCAAAGTTAACTTTCCGCCATTTCAACACTACAAAGTTGACGAAGAGGGTAATCCATACTTAGTTGGTAAAAGTCATTGGAAAGGTGATTTGGAAACAGGTAAGTTTTCAAAAGACCACGGTGAAATGACTATGAAGTTAGCCAACATGTTTATTAAACTATGTGAGCGTTATGCTACACGTAGTAACTGGCGTGGTTATACCTACAACGAAGAAATGCGTGGACAGGCGCTACTTCAACTATCACAAATTGGTCTACAGTTTGATGAGTCAAAATCAGACAATCCATTTGCTTATTACACTGCGGCCATTACCAATTCATTTACTCGTGTGCTTAACATTGAAAAGAAAAATCAAAGCATTAGAGATGATATCTTAGAAATGAATGGACTTAATCCAAGTTGGACAAGACAGAACGAAGGTGTTACTGACTCAGATCCACAAGGTCCAGGCAAAGTAACAACTATCAAGCCAAAAAAGTAGACAACAGCAGACTAGTCCTGTAAACTAGTCTGTATTAGTTTTATTCATTCAAGGAAGGTATGAGTAATTTATTTAAAAAGGCGGCTGTCCTTACAGATATACATTTTGGATTAAAATCCAATTCAACTACACACAACGAAGACTGTTTAAATTTTGTAAAATGGTTTATTGAAAAAGCCAAGGCAGAAGGTTGCGAAACCTGTATCATGATGGGTGATTGGCACAACAACCGTGCGGCAATCAACATTGTTACATTAAACTATAGTCTTACAGCATTAGAATTATTAGGCGATGCTTTTGATCGTGTGTTCTTCATTCCAGGTAATCACGACTTATACTACAGAGACAAACGCGACATACAGTCAGCGTCATGGGCTAAACATATCAAAAACGTACACATTATGAATGACTTTTATTCTGAAGGTGATGTACAGTTTATACCTTGGCTAGTAGGTGACGAAGCAAAGAAAGTTAAAAAGATGGAAGGACGTTATGCGTTTGGACATCTAGAGTTACCTCACTTCTTTATGAATGCTATGGTGCAGATGCCTGACACAGGCGAGATACAGCGTGAAGACTTTCGTGGCTTAGAACAGGTTTATACAGGACACTTCCATAAACGTCAAAGCCATAACAACATTATCTATACTGGTAATTGCTTTCCTCACAACTATGCTGACGCAGGTGATGATGACAGAGGTATGACCATTATTGAATGGGGTAAAGATCCTGTGTATCATTCTTGGCCTCAACAGCCTAGATATCGTGTTTACAACTTAGATGAAATGTTAAACAATCCTGATGAATTATTAAAAGAAAAAATGCACATTCGTGTAAACTTGAATATTGATATATCATATGAAGAAGCAAGTTTTATTCGTGAAACATTTGTAGGCAAGTATAATCTTAGAGAACTTACACTGATACCAGTTAAAAAAGATATTATGGAATCGGTGGCAGAACCTGGGGAGTTGAAGTTCGAATCAGTTGACACAATAGTGACAAATCAGTTAACATCAATAGAAAGTGATCATTACGATCCTAAACTATTACTAGAAATTTACAGAGATTTATAATTGTTCAAACTAAAAACACTAACAGTTAAAAACTTTATGAGTGTGGGTAATGCCACACAAGCAGTTAACTTTGACCGCAGAGACTTAACACTGGTATTGGGTGTTAATATTGATCTCGGAGGCGATGATAGTGGCGCTAGGAACGGTACTGGTAAGACCACTATCATCAATGCCCTTTCATACGCATTGTTTGGTCAAGCACTGACTAATATTAAACGTGATAACTTGATCAATAAAACTAACTCAAAAGGCATGTTGGTTAGTTTAGACTTTGAACATGAAGGACAAACATATAAAATAGAACGTGGACGTAAGAAAAATGTCATGCGTTTTTTTGTAGGTGACGACGAGCAAGAAATCACAGACATGGCACAGGGCGATAGTCGAGAAACACAAAAGGCTATTGAACACATGCTAGGCATGAGTCATGAAATGTTCAAACACTTAGTAGCGTTAAACACTTATACAGAACCATTCCTTAACTTAAGAGCAAACGATCAAAAGGATATCATTGAGCAGTTACTTGGTATTACCATGCTTTCAGAAAAGGCAACTAATCTTAAAGAACGCTTAAAAGAAACTAAGGATAAAATCAAAGAAGAAGAAATAAGAATTGATGCTCAAAAGGACGCTAACGAACAAATGAAAGCACAGGTTGAGTCTATGAAGCGTAGACAAACTATGTGGGCTAACAAAAAACAAGAAGACATAGATAGTTTAACCAGTGCTATTGAAAACTTAGAAAAGATTGATATTGATTTAGAACTTGCTAGTCATAAAGAGTTGGCTAAGTTTAATCAAAGTAAAAAAGATCATGATGACATTACAGATGCTATTGCAAGAACAGAACGTGATCTTAAACGTGAACAAGGTAATGTAGTTAAACTAGAACAAGACATACAATTATTAAAAGAACACAAGTGTCACAGTTGTGGGCAGGAAATACACGACGACAAACACCTAGCACAGTTAAAAGAAAAACAAGGTACGCTAGTTAGAGTCAAAGAAGATGTAGAAACGCACACAGCGACCTTACAGCAACTCACAGACGCATTAACAGAGCTTGGTGATGTTGGCTTTGCACCTGAAGTATTCTACCCAAACGAATCTGATGCTTTTGAACATAAAAACTCAATTACAACACTAGAAGCACAATTAAAATCAAAATATGAAGAAGCAGACCCATATGAAGAACAAATTCAAGAAATGGAAGAAACTGCTGAACAAGAACTTAACTATGAAGAAATTAATAATCTGGTTAAACTAAGAGAACATCAAGAATTCTTACAAAAACTATTGACCAACAAAGATAGTTTTATTAGAAAACGAATAATTGATCAAAATCTAAGTTATCTAAATGCACGACTAAGTTATTACCTTGACAAGATCGGTCTTCCACACACAGTGACCTTCCTTAACGATCTGTCAGTGGAAATTACAGAACTTGGTCGTGAATTAGATTTTGACAATTTAAGTAGAGGTGAACGTAATAGACTGATACTTTCACTGTCATGGAGTTTCAGAGACGTCTATGAAAGCCTCTACGACCCTATTAACTTACTATTCATTGATGAGTTGATTGACTCTGGTATGGACTCCAGCGGTGTTGAATCAGCACTAGCAATCCTCAAGAAAATGAGTCGTGAGCAAAACAAGTCAATATGGCTAGTGTCACACAAAGACGAACTGTCAGGACGTGTCAACAATATCATGACTGTGACCAAAGAGAACGGATTTACCACATACGGTACTGACGTAGATAGCGTGTAATGAAACTAGCAACTTGGCATTGGCATATAGAGATATCTAGCAAGTGTACTTTAAAGTGTTCTAGGTGTGCTAGAGAAGAAGTACCCGATACGCTGGTTAATACTGAACTTAGACTAGACTTTTTCAAAAAAAACTTTACTCCAGACTTTATCAGAGACAATGTAGAAAAGATTACTTTCTGCGGCGATGATGGCGATCCTATATATGCCCATGACTTAATAGATGTTATTGAATATTTTAAATCAATTAAACCTGTTAAGTTTGTTATTGTTACCAATGGCAGTTATAAAAAAGCAGACTGGTGGTTTCAACTTGGCGCAGTGTTAGATGAAAATGATCACATACACTTTAGTTTAGATGGGTGGGATCAAGATAGTAATGAACAATATAGAGTAAATTCTAATTGGGATAGCATCATGCTTGGTGTACAAACATTAAGACAGGTCAGCGATGTTTACATGACATGGGATTGTATTGTGTTTAAGTTTAACGAATCAATGTTAGACTCTATGGAACAACAAGCAAGAAAATTAGGCTTTGATGAATTTCAAATAACACGCAGTACTAAATTTAATCGAGTGTATCCTATCTATCCTATAAACGATCCACTACAACCTAGCGATTTAGGCATCAGTGATAAGTATAGATTTACACGTGAACTTCGTAACTTATCAGGCAGACAGCCTAGTCAAATAGGTTACAACACCAACGTTGAATTATATAAAAACTCTAACACCTATCAAGATGTTAAACCTTTATGTGAGATTGGTAACAAAGGTTTATTTCTCAATAGTCAAGGACATTTATTTCCTTGTTGTTGGGTCGCTAATAGGTACAACCATAACAATGAATGGTTAGAACTAGGTAGTAGTTTTAATCTTAATAAACATAGACTTACAGAAGTCTTAGCAGATCCGTTTTGGGAAAATCGGTTTGAAAATTTCCCATGGACGGAATGTAAGACTAAATGTAATATGTCAGTAGTCGATCTTGACTACGCAACTGAATGGTAATTCGAAAGGAACACATTGTCGTACGAAAACCCTTGGCAGTATAACGGAAAAGTCTTTGATACAGAAGACATCGGGGACAACTACGGTTTTGTTTATCGTATTACTAATTCCACAAACGGGCATGACTATGTTGGACGGAAATTTTTCTGGACAGTAAAGAAACGCCCGCCACTCAAAGGCAAGAAAAACAAAAGACGAGAAACTGTAGAAACGGACTGGAAGACCTACTGGGGATCTAGTGATCGGCTGAAACAGGATATCGAACAATTAGGCACAGATAAATTCACTCGCGAAATAATCCATTTATGTAAAACAAGAGGCATAACAAATTACATGGAGGCATATTATCAGTTTAAAGAGAATGTGTTACTCCGTGAAGACAATTATAACGGCATAATCAATATAAGACTAGGCGTAGGCTCAGTCAAAGGCATATTAAAAGAAGATTTAAATTAGTCACTGATGCAGATGTATTCTGTGTCCTATGAGGAGATCGTGTAAAACACGTGGAACGTACAAGACTAGACTTGTACTCGGGACGACACCAGGCAAATAAGTTTAAAAGCTAAATGATGTAGGCTCTGAGAAAAAGCAACCTACGTGCTTAGGTAATTTCGCTAACTAGGGATTATCAAGCATCCGCCACATGAATCTAGAGTAGGGAGTACCGGGTGACCGCTTCCGTTCGTAAGAAATCTCTTTTAGTTAGTATGACGCAGTACTCGGATGATGTA